GTTAATTCATCCTCCCCGGACTGATTTCTCAGCCACTTCAGGATGAATCGCTCGTTAGATCGAGTTAAAGTTTTGTACTAGGAGAGCTGGCGCAATGCCAGGTATCTCTTCGCTACTACAAATATTCCGAACCGATAGACGATGGTCTGGAGTACCCTCCAACAGGAGGAGTGCTCCCACTCGCATAGTTTGCTATCAGCCAAGACGCTTAGTCCCGGCGTGGCACGCCCAAACACCTGCCAGACTCCTTTCAACCAGTATCTCTCTGATTTACTCGGCTATCCGGATTCACAGTGTGTAGACGCACCACCCCGCTATCGCGTTGAGTTGGCGCTAGACTTATCCACTTTCGTGGCCTCATCGTTTGCGCGCTATGCTTCGCAGGTTTACCTCCCCCCAGGGGAGAGACCCAAGAACATGTCCCAGTGTAACTGTTGTACGTAGTAACTCCTTACGGAGTTACCGCTTTCGCCAGCGCAGCTGTCCATGCTCGCCATAGCCGTAGATGAATCGAGTCTTTCACAATTCTAGGTTCCGCATTCTCTCGAATGAAGTGTTCATTTAGCACACTCAGCCCATCAATTTCTTTCAGGACTCGGATAAGCCGAGGATAGGAGACATTCAGAGTGATCATCCGAGGGAACAGGGAAAGCTGATAAGATAATTCTTTCAGTGCCCCTGTCCGCTCGTCGTCACCCGCATAGTACATCATCATTATGATCATGTATAACGCGTGTCTCCAGCTAACCAAAGCTTCTCTAACCGTGTCGAACGTCGATTCAGGAACCACGAATCGTGTAGCCCGGGCAAGCCCAGGTACCGTATTCAGGTTCCATTGCATGATTGGATTAGAGAACATCATTCCGATTCTAGGAAGGAGAGGATTATGAAATCCCACCGGTCCTGCTGGGGCCGAATCCAATAAAAGTCGTATGAAATGTCGGTTTAGCAACTGACTCATGAAGAAGTCCCTTGCTGCCCGTATTTTCATACCTAAATTGGATTTTCCAGCCTCAACGAGCGATCGCTCAGCTCGTTGAGTGAAACTAGAAATCATTCCCTGGATAATCTCTGGCATAACAGGTCTTTTCCTATTACCTATCGAAAGAAAACTCGCGTACGAGTCTTCAGACGCTTCGGTTAGGATAGGCACCTGATAGGCCATGTACAGTAACCGCACTCTCGCATTCATCAGACCGACGTGTCGATATAATGAACCGAGAACCCGGTAACCAAAACCAAGAGACTTTAATAGTCTAGGTAAGGTTAGCGCATATTTGTGCGCAAACTGCATGGCATTGGGAAGGCCCGTGTTTGCCACCATAAATTCCAGCAAAGGAACTGGACTTACGTCCACCCCTTTGTAGAATGTATGTTTTGCGAATTCAATCGCAATCGCCCGTGAGGAGAGAAGGGATTTATGAAGTCCAATCTCAACCCCCAGGGCCCGGCAATTCACAAGGTATCGATCTTTCACAAGTCGATCCCCAATTACCAGATCATCCCCCAAAATAGCGTATCTCGGATAGAGAGAGCCAACCGGGATTACTCCCGATTGCCATGCTGAAATGTTCACGATTGCGTGATGGATTAGGGCTAATGAAGCCCAACTACTAAGTGCACCCATTGGTTGCCCAACAGCGTACCGAGCCTCGATAACCTCGAAGTTCGTTAACTTTGACGCTGGTAGAACGTAAGTTCTATCAGTAAGTAGTTTTCTCCAATGAGCAGCCAATTCCACTCCATAAAGTAGTGCAATTAGCTGTTCCTGGATATCCATAGGCAATCGATCTGTGGCAGCTGTAAGGTCAAGGGAATAGGCCGATGGCCAGGACGTGTAGTTTCCTACAGGTCCGAACTGATTGAAGGTCCCATCAGTCGGAAACCTTCTCAATACTGAGAAGATCTCTTCGTGCAAAGGTGCTAAGCACCACTGAGTCCAGGAATCAACCATCGCAAATACCCTTACTTTACCAGCAGCCTCAAATTTCAGCCCCAACCGCCCAAGTTCAAAGACTTGAGTCGGAAGGAGCGGAAGAGATTGACATTTCAGACATGCATCATACGCTCTGCCAACGTGACCATCGGTAAGGCCAGGAATCTCAGTCTGCGAGAATCTTCGTAAGAAGAATCTCACAGATCCTGATAGACCTACCCTCTCCAGGTTCATTGCAGAGAGTATAAGCATTAGAGGATTAGAGGAAATCAAAGGTCCTGCAGTCCCCGGACTCGATTTCGAAATTATTTTCGGAAACAGAGTTCGGGTGTGCAGTCTGGATTTACCTGACAGTCTCACGACAAGGGATGCGAAGTCTGATAACAGACTTCGCAGAGCCTGTCGTTCTGATCCCATGGAAGGGTCCTCTTTCGAGGGCTCAACGATGGAATTAGTCGAGATTCTGCCAGGCATATCTAACACCCGGTAAATATTTACCAGGGTTAACCAGAATTTTATGACTTTAGGATTTCCCGCCCGTATTTGGGCTCGGTCTTGCGACGGTATCAATCGTGGGAGCCCTCGTCGGTTTCTACCGACTCGGGGTCCCAATGGACCAACATCCCGAAGGATGTGACCACCAATGGATTGCTGAATCAGCACACCCATTGCTTTAAGATACTTAACAAGACCTTTCATCCCCTGTGTTTTATGGATGTGTACAATTGCACGGACATACATACAGATTATACTGTATCGGAACGGAGATATTCGTACTCCAATCACCACGCTCACTCTTGCGAGGAGCCCAATGATTAGAGGTCGTCTATTTCTAGACAACATGGCATTAACTAG